AGCGAAGTAACGTGCCGAATACTCCAATAATGTGGCTTGGCCGAGTGACAGCGACTCCAATCCCTGGAGCGCCAACTGTCCTGCTTTCGCGATGCCAAGTTTCAGCGGGTTATGCCGACCGAGCCAAACAAAATGGGCCGACGGCTCGTCCAAGACTGCGCGGAGAATCTCATTCGCCGTGAGGAGCGCGGATTGGGCTTGAGTCGCGGTCATGACACCCGCCGGCATTGTAAAAGCTTGCGGTTGTTCGCCCTGCGCTTGCATAGCGGCAAGACTAAGCACTTGGAAAGCTGCCTGCACATCTATCCGGCCGTCGCTTACGACGGAGAGAATCCATTGCGCGAAGTCGTGCAACGATCTCTCGACAAAAATCGGCTTGCGGAGCCGCTTGCTAAATCGTGCGGAAATATCGAACTCTCGCGGCGCAACTTCGCGATTGAGCCAGTGAGGATACTCTGCCCGGCTCGATGAGAAGTAGACGTAGGCTCCCGCCTCAAAGATCTTCTCGGCGGTTGGGTCATCAAGTGTGAATTGCTTCATCGGCGCATCCACTTGCCAAGATACGCCAGCCTGAAGTGCCTCCCCGACAGCTTTCATGCCGTCCCCGGGCGAAAGCGTTCCGTGCTTCTCCTGAAACCAATACGTCTTGCTGTCGTGCTCGAATTTCAGGACCGAGAACTGGTAGGCCTTTCCAAATGTCGTGACATGCCCGCCTCCGACTCGAAACCAGTCGTGGCTGAAGCGAGTCATTCCCGGAACAACGTTCGTGTAGTGGCGCGTCGCCGCCTCGAAGAGTGCGTCAGCCACGATTGACTGCAGGTTAGTTTTTCCCGAACCGTTGGCGCCAACCAAGACGAGAGGTTGTGGCGAGCCATCGGCTGCAAACGGCAGTTCAAACGCAAGCTGGACCAGGGGCCCGTTATTTTCGACGTGCAGTTGCTTGAGGTACATTTTTCGATGTTAGTGCGATTCTGTGTATAATCCCGAGTCGAACAACCCGAGCCGCGCGGCGAGCCTCTATCGCGCGCGGACGCGATCGGCGGCGGTGACTGGCCGACCCCGTCCACCGTTTGTCACTTGCCGCGCTTGCCCGTGCCGCCGCCGGTCGAACCGCCGCCGCCGCGCTGGCCGCCAGAACCGCCACCGAGCCTTATCCGCCTTTTTGTTGCCGCTGCCGGCGGCCTTCTGAAATCCGGCTTTTGTGCTGTCTCCTGTGTGTCCCCTGAAAAGAAAGCTCAGTGCATAGGGGGCTCCTGTTCCGAACGTCACTGCGCGCACAAAATCGCGGGTCCGAGCGGGAAGGGTCGAACAGCCCGCCCGGACCCGCGCCCCGCCGGCGGCGCCGCGATCGAGGAGCGCGAGAGCAGCCGCGAAGAGAGGCTAGGGCGTTTGCGCCGGCGTGCAGAAGTGGTCGAACACGCGATTGAATTCGATTGCCTGCGCGATCGTGTCGTCCGTGTCCTGGCGCGACACGCGCCAGTGCTGCAGCGCCTGGCATGGCACCGCCTTGGGCGGCTCCGGCGCTGGCGGCGCGCTAATCGCGGAAACGAGCGTCTGGATGCTGGCGCAGCTCGTCAGGAGAAGCAGCGTCGAGCTCAGCGCGAGTGCGCGCACGAATCTGCTCGGCCTCGGCAATCTTGGCACGATGTTCCTCCCATAGCGTGTTGACGTAATCGCGCATGGCCTCGCCGCTGATCTTCTCGCGCTCCATTCGCTCCGTGATGTCACGGAAGATCTGGAGCGCGAGAATCAGCGCGCGCGCGATGGCCGCGACCGTGCCCATTATGCCGTCGCCGGAGCCGCTGGCGTGCCTAAGGTGACGGGTGCCGGGATTGGTGCGGCGGCGGTCGGCGCCAAGGGGATCGTCTCGCCTTCGGCAAGGTCGATGATTGACCAGGCGCGCAGGCGATTAGCTTCGCGACCGCCGAACTTCTCGACCAGTTTCGGAAAGAGCATGTCTGCGTAGTGCAGCATCCATTCCACCAGGGGCGAGGCTTCCTTCACCGTCAGCTTTTTGTCGCCGATCACCAGGCCGAGCGCATTCAGTCCGAACTGATAGGCGCTCTTCATGTAGTCGCGCAGCCTGGCCGCATCGTCGGCTTCCATGGTGCGGCCGGTGACTTTGGCGAACACCAGCGCAGCGAAGCCCAGCAGCGCTGGAATCACGATGTTGTCGGCGAACGCGTTGAGGAAGGTCAGCAGGTGGCGGCCCCACGCGAATTCACCCTCGCCGTCTGGCGTGAACTGCGTCGGCGTGGCCGTCTCGAAGACCTCGGCCGGATCTGCCGACGGGTTTTGCAGCGCGCCGGGCTGCGGTTCGCTTACGATTTCGAACGTGGATGCGTCGCGAACGGTCTGTGCGGACGCCGGCGGCGATAGGGCAGCAAACATCGCGGCGGCCGCGAGTGCGGCGCCGATCACCAGTCTTTTCATTTCTCTCTCCTTTGATGGCCCTGCGGGGTGTGAATCACTGGCCGCGCTGGATCAGCGCGCGGATGTCGTCGAAGCGCTCGCCTAAGCGCTCCTCGAGCGCGGCGATCAGCTCCTTCATTTCGTCTTTGCGGGCGAACGTCTCCGCCGCGTAGAGTTTGTGATCGCCGAGCGCCTTGCCGGCCTCGAAGGCGATCACGACTGCGGATTGCTTGGCTTCGTCGGCGGCTTTCTTCGCGTCGAGCGCGGTGCTTTCCGCCTTTGCGATTGCTGTTTTCATGCCGCGAACCTCGTCGCGCTGCAGCACGTGCAACCAACTGAGCACGATGCCGCCCACCGCGAGGGCGATCTGCAGCATGTAATCGAGAGCACGTTCCACGGGCTGCCGCTCCTGATCGAAGAAGTGAACCGGGCGCGCGCTAGCTGAGCGCGCGTCCCGGCTCGGTCAAAGTGCGACAGCGCGCGAGCCTCTTTAGCTCGCTGGCGGTGCCAGCTCGGCGATTTCGGCCGGCGCTTCGGGCGGCGGCGTCTGCACCTGTTGCACCAGCGGCCCGAGCAGGTCCGCCGTGTCGGCCGCCATCTTGTTCGCGCGATCGACCAGGCTGCGGCCCGCGTCATAGGCGTTCGCGAGTTCTTCGCGCGCGGCTTGGATGCGCGCCGCGGCCTTGGCGACTTCGTCGCGGAACGCCGCTTCGTCTTCGTCGAGCGGGCGATCGCCGCTGCCGCCGCTCGTATCGCCGCCGTCGTCGGCAGAGAGCGGCGCCATCGCCGCGAGCGCCATCAATGCGACGCCATGCTTCAGGGAATGTCTCAGCATCGTTTTCTCCTCGATGATCAGTGGCCGCGCTCATCCCTTTCGCGCGTCGCCGGCGGCCGCGGCGGCGCTGGATCTCGTCGTCCTGTGTCGAAGCTTCAGCCGATCAGCTGCGCATGAAATCGCGGCTGCGTGGTCACGACCGCCGGCGGATTGATCGATACGAGCTGTGTGTGCCAGAATCCGCTCGTCATCGATGCGCTGCGATTGCCGCTCGCTCCAGCCGCCGCCTGCCGTTCCTCGAACAGGCTCGTGTTCGGTTCAGTGACGCCGGCGATCTCCACCATCGGCGAGAACGGCGTGCCCGTCGGGTCCGACTGGTGGCTCGCATAGAGCAGGAGCTGCGCATGGTCGCGCTCGGTCGTGATGCCGCTGGCTGTCAGCGTTGCGCTCTGGCCGCTGGTCGTCGTGGCGTCGGCGCCGAACGGATCGCTCGCGTCGCAGGTGTCGCCGAAGAAGCTGACGATGCGAATGTCGCTTGCATTGGTGAACGTGTAGTCCGCGGGCTCGCTTGCGCCGGCGACCTTGCCGAAAATGGCGAACGCGGCCGGTGCGCCGGGGAGGCTGCCCGACGTAAGCAGCGTCCAGCCCGCCGGCGTGGACGGGATCGTCGTGTTGTTGACGTTGAAGCACGACGCCCACATCACGTCGCCCTCAGCCGTGTCGGTAGGCTTCGCGCACGTGGCCGAGAGCGATTGCGCCATGGCGCGACGGATCGGCGTCGTCGGTTGCGCCGCGGGCGCGATCGCGATCGCGCAGGCGACCCATTGCTCCGACGCGCTGATCGTCCAGGCGCCGGCGTCCTCGCTCGCCGCGGCGTTGGTTCGATAGCTCGATCCGATGCCGCAGCCCGCGGCATCGTTGGCTTCGTCGTAGATTCCGTTCGCCGCATAGTTCGTCGGGTGGGTGACCGGATCGGCGGTCGCGGCGTCGGCGCCGAAGGCGATGAGCCACAGATTGTCGCCGCTGCCCCAGATCGGCGCGACGCTCGCCGCGTTCGGCCCCGTCGACGTCCCGGTCGCGGCGGCGGACGCGACCGGCGGCATGAGGGCGTGCGCGCCGCTGATGCGGTAGACCTGCCAGGCCGTGCGCTCGGCGGCGCTGGTCGTGAAGATCGCCGCTTGTCCGTCTTCGGAGCCGTCGGCGATTTTGAAGAACGCGACCAGCTTGCAATTCGACCCGTTGTTGCCGACGAAGAGCAGCGTGAACGATTGAGCCAGCGCGTTGTTGCGGCTGACGGTGGGGTTGCCGTCTGTCGCGAAGAGGATGATCAGCAGGTCGCCAGCGCTCACCGTGGCCGGCATCGCGACATTGTGCGACGTCGCGTTCGTGTTGTTGTTGCCGCGGCTGACCGCCTCGACGACGGGAAACGTCATCGTCTCACGTCTTCTTCAGCTTGAACGTGAGCGTCGCACGCTGGATGCCCGAACAGGAATCCACGTTGAAGCGCAGCGAGTCTCCGATGGCGATCGCTTTGGTCCAGCCCGTGAGCGCTGCATCCTGCGACTTCGTCGCGGAGCTGATCACGACCGGCGCGGACGCGGTGATGCTGTTGGCGTCGGCGGGCGGATAATTCGCATAGCTATTCTTCCAGACGTCGACCTGGATCGAGCCGGACTGGTCGGCGAGCGCAGTGACCTCCTGAATCTCGCACGCGAACGGGAAGGGGCCGAGATCGCCCTTCACGCCGGTCGCGATCACGGCGCCGCCGCCATCGATGACGATCGAGGCGAGCGCGATGTCGCCGATTATGCGAGCGCCGCCGACGAGCTCGAGGCTCTCGTGAACCTGCTTTGCCACAACAGCGGACCGATCAGCCGATGATCGTGATGCGCAGCGCGTTGTTCGCCGGCGCGGACGCCAGGTTCACGCGCACCGTGTTCGCATCGATGCGCGCGATCGCGCAATCAATGTCCGCTCCGGTCGAGACGAGCCGCACGCCCGCGAGCACGTCGAGCGTGCCGAAATTGTGCGTAAAGTCGAATTGCGTGGCGCTGCCGTCTCCGAACGTGGCGGAGTGCTTGCGCTTGGCGAAGTCGCTGTTCTTCAGCTTCAACGGCGTGATCGCGCGCGTGTCGTCCGTGCCGGTGTTTGTCTCTACCTGGGTTGCGATCTCGATCTTGCCAGCCGTTGTCTCACTCGCGACAGGCACCGCCGTGCCGTAATCGACGAATACGACGTCGTCGGTGCCCAACATGCCGTTGACTTGAGTCTGACGATAGCTGACGCCGGCGTCCGTGCCTTCCTCGACCGGCACGACCGCGCCCTCGAGCTCGGCGAACGTCGAGGCGTCCGCAGCGCGCGTCATCGCAACGGCCGCGCCGTTCCATATGTAGACGCCGTTCTCGGCCGAGGCGGTCTGCGCGCGCACCAGCACGCGATCGTTGCCGGCCATCGTCACGCCGTCGATCGCCGCACCGGGTGAGGCGAGGTTGATGTTGCCCTGCGTCGAGACACGGACGCTGTCTTTCCAGGAGACGCCCTCGATCGCTGCGGCGAGCTGCTCGTGCACAACAGGCTGGCCGTTCGCGGCCGAAGCCGGCAAGCCCGTGATCTTGGCCCCGCCGGTGAAGTCATAATCGACGTGGATCTGCTTGCCCATGGCCTACTCCTCAAAGGCAGCGCGCGCGCCCGCTCTGGGGCGAAGCGAAATAGATGCGCAGTTGGTTGACGCTGACGTGCACGACGCTGGCTTCCATCTCGACGCCGCCGGGCGTGAGCACGGCGACGATCGGCTCGGCGCCGAGATTGTGGTTGACGATCCACTCAGCCGCCGGCGCGGACTGCACGTGCTCGTGACTGACGGCGACGCCGTTGAGCCCGCGCGGACCGCGCTGAACGATTGCGACGCGCGGCGTCTGCGGCGCGACCACCACCACAACAGGATCGGACATGATTGTTTCAAAGCCCTCGCACCAGCGGGAAGCGCCCGGCGACGAACACAGCGTCGAGATCGCCGGGCCCGGTGGCCTGCAGCGCGAACACGCCGTCGACTCGTTTCTGGTCGGCCGGCATCGCCGCGGCCAGGACTTCGCGCTCGATGAAGGCCTTCACGCTGTTGGCCGAAACCGTGATGCTTGCGCCTTCGGCGACAAGCCAGGCGCTCGCATCGAGGTCGTTCTTCTTGACGACGAAACGGAAGGTCCAGCCCGTGAGGTTCATGGGCTGGCTTTGCGCTTCGTCGTCGAAGAACAGGAACTCCTGCTCGAAGTCCGCATCGGTGCGCGCCCAGAGGGCGACCGCCTTGTCGGGAATGATTGTCATGACGCGAGCTCGAACGTATGCGGGACGTCCTCGCAAACGTCATAGGCGACCGTCTTCGGATTCCCCGCGTCGCTGATGCGCAGCACGCGCGGCGCCCCGTCGATCTTCTCCAGCAGTTCGCCGCTGAAATTATGCGAACGCCACTGGTTGTAGCGCGGCGCGCCCAGCCCGCCTGCCGGCGAGGGGCGCCCGTTGCTGACAGTGACGGCCGCGCCGATCGGCGCGGTGTTCCACACCTCGTCGAATGTCATCCGATCGTCCCTGCCGTTGTGCCGTTGTTGGTGACCGTTGCCGTGTGGCCGTTCTTGCGAACGCAATAGCCAGCCGCGCCGCCAGCGCCGCCGAGGCGTCCCTGGTGCCCAGCGCCATTGCCGCCCGCGGCGCCGTACACGCCGCCATCGCCGCCGCCGCCGGACGTGCCGACCGTCGTTGGCGTGGCGGTCGCGCCAGCGGCGCCGCTGCCGCCGCCGTTGCTGCCCGTTCCGCCCGCGCCGCCTGCGCCGTTCGGCTGCCCGCCATTGCCGCCGTCGCCGCCCCACACTTGCCATTCGGGCTCGCCGGGAATGCCGACATTGATGCGGTCGAAGGTTTCGCCGCCGCCGCCGCCGCCGCCGCCTTTGACCTCCGAGCCGGAGTTGAAGGTGATTCCGCCGGTGAGCGGCACGCGCAGATAGATTGCGTCGCCGCCCGAGCCGCCGGCATCTGCAGCGCTGCCGGCCCCGCCTTTGCCGCCGCCGCCGCGAACGATGCCGCCGCTCTTCACCAGCAGCGTCAGCGCGATCGTGTACGTCGTGTGCGGCCACACACCGGTGTCGATGCCGAAGCCGCCGTTCGGCGCGCCGGCAACGCCGGTCACGTTGATGCCGCTCTCGACTTCGAACGTGATCGTCGCGTCGCTGAGGCCCGTGTAGCCGGCCGCGACTGCGAGATCGTAGAGATTGACGCCGGTCGCGCTCGTCGGAATGTCGATCGTCGCGGTGAAGGCTGACGGCGGATCGCCCGGCTCGCCCGGCGAACCGGCCTTGGCTTTCGCGATCGTGTAGACGAGATCGAACGTCTCGCCCGTCACGATGAGCGTGGCGCGAAGCGTCGCCTGGCCTGCATCCACCGTCAGGTTGGTGATCGTGTAAACGCCCGTGACCGCGTCGATCGCGATCGACAGTCCCGAACTCGCGGCAGCGAGCGAGTAGACCAGAACCTCGTCGTTGCCCGTCACATCGACCCCGCCGATCGACACATGGAACGTGCCGCCGGCGGTGCTGTAATTGCCGCCCGATCCGTCCGCCGCGGTCGGCACCGAGACGGAAGGCTGCGAGAGGTGGCCCGTAATCGCGCCCGTGAACGCCGCGCTGATGACGGTGCGCTCGGCGCTCTCCTTGCGCCGGCCGCGCTCGCCCACGGCGACGAGCTTCAGCTTGTACTCGACCCCGCGATCGCCGGGCGGATACACCGCGAGACGGCCTTCTGCCGGCACGCGGCCGACGAGCTCCCAGCGTTCGCCGCTTTCCTCGACGCGTTTCATGTACGCTTCGGCCTCTTTGACGCGATGCGCGGTCCCGAGCGGATAGTCGAAGTCGACGAAGATGCCGGCCGCATTGGCCGAGACGCCGCCGATCTCGGGCGCCGGCGGGGCAGGGAAGGCGTCGCTCGACACGTTCGATTCCCAGACCGGCTCGGGCGCATCGTCGCCTTCGAACAGCTCGTCGACATACGGGATCGCCGAGATCTCCGCCTCGAAGTCGCTCTTCATCGCGATGTTCGTAACGACCGTGTCGATCGTCTCGATATCGGCGTCGCCGAAGGTCACCAGATCGCCGACCTTCGGTGCGCTTGCCAAGGGCAGGCCCGGGTCGGCCGCGAGCGTGACGATGTGCGACACACCCGACACCGTCGACAGCGCGATCGTCTCGACGCTGATCGTCTCGCCCTCCACGCGCCGCCAGACCAGGCCGTACGTTTCGCCGAGCGTCTGCTCGATCTCCTCGTCGAGCTCGAGCCCGGACACATGGGTGCCCGCGCCGTTGAGCACGTGCGCCTTGACGCGCGCCGAGATGCGGCCCACTGCCACGACATAGTGCGCCACCGCCGCGCGCTTCCCGCGCGCGGTCGTCAAGCTCTCGATGTCGGCGCTGAACACGTAATCCTCGCCGCGGATCAATGCCTCCGCAATCGCGCGCTTGCCGTCGCGGTTGATCTCAAGCGGGCTGGTCTTACCGGCTACGGCCAGCGTTTCGATCAGTTCGGCCGTCGCGAAATCGTAGCCCGGGAAGTAGACCACCATCTCGTCTTTGACGTAGTTCTTTTCCTCGTTGTTGAACTCGAGGCGGTAGGCGTGCGTCTCAGGCGCGAAGCGGCGCTGCGCGCGGAAGCCCCAGGAATTGCGCGGCGTGAACAGTTGCGTCGGCGCGGCCTGCTCCGTGTCCAGGATAGGCGTCAGCTTGCCGGCGCGCCGGCCCAGCGTCGCGCGACCGCAGCGCGCAACGAGCGCCATCGCCTCGTCGAGCGGCATACCGGCGCGGATCTCCATATCGCAATGCCAGCCTTTGGCCACACAGAGCTCGGCCCATGCGCCGAAGGCGGCATCGTCTATCTGTGCGCTCGTGCGCGGCTTCACGACGCCGGGTCCCGTGGCAATCCAGCGGACCAGCTCCGCCGGCGTTCGGCTTTCGCCGGCCGCGCCGAACGCCTCCGCAACGGCGTCCCATTTCGGCGCAATGCGCGTGACGATCATATTGATCTGGTCGATGATGCCGTTCAGCTGATCGCCGGCCTCCGCGCGCATCGCAAAGAGCGCCATGTTCGGGTCCGCCACCGGCGGCTCGTGCGTGAAGCTCCTGAGCCGAGTCCAGTTGAGGTCCGTCTTCATGTTGGACGATGTGTCGCTCGAGGCCGCGATGCGCTTGATCGCGACGTCGTATTTCCCGCGCGCAACGCTCTTTGTGTAGGTGTCGCGGAACGGCTGCTGCCATTGCCGCGTCTGCTCGACGAGCCAACCGTTGTCGTCAGCGACGTTGTCGTTCCAGCGCAGCCAAGGCGTCGTGCCGTTCAAGCGATAGCGGATGCGGTAGCGAACGGTCTGACCTTCGCGCGAGCCGTCGTCCTTGTAGCGGATGAGGCCCTCGGGATGCAGAAGCTCGATCTCGATTTCGTCGCAGTCGCTCGAATCCGTCGTGCGCTCGTACCAGACGTCCTCTTCGCGCGGCAGGAGGCCTGCGCCGTCCTGCTCATCCGCCTGGTTCGGAAACAGTGTCGGCGCAGGATCGGCCGGCGTGAGCTTGGCTTGCCACGTGATGCCGGAGAAACCGGAGAACGCGGTGTCGCCGATTTTGAGGCTCGCCGTATCCAACGCGTGCGGACCGATGCCGAGGCACAGGAGCACGTAGAGATAAACCTTCTCGCCGATGACGCGCGTGAAGGGCTTCGCCGCGTGCGGCGGAAAGATGCGCATGCGCCCGAGCACGCAGGGCACGGTCCGATAAGGCGCGACTTCGTTGCGCGACGAATCGATCTCGTGCACCTGCTCGAAGGATCGCTCGGCAGGGTCGGGCGCGAACGCACGTAAGACCGCGCTCACGGCGACCGTAATCGCCACTTGAATCGCGAAGTTGACGACCGCCGCAAGCGTGCCAGGGTCCTGCGCCAACGCACGGATAGCGACCAGGCGACCCGGCAATGGACGAACGCGACGCCACTGATCGCGCGGCACGCGCCAATCGCCCAAGTAAACTGCCACGGCGTTCGCCCACGCGCGATCGATCAAGCCCTCGGCAAATGCTTCCTCTACGAGCTCGGCGAGGTTAGGCCCCGCGTCAAACTCGACAGAGACGGGCGCCTCGAACGGCAGCGCGATCGTGCCGAGAACTTTGCCGCGATCCGCCGCGCGACGGCTCCACGTTGGAATCTCAAGCTGGCGCGACGACACCGTACAGCCTCATGCCGCAGAAGCGCGTCACGCGCCTGCGTCCTTCGATCTCGTCGATAGTGATCCCCTTTGCGCGGCGCGCCTGCAGCGCGCGTCCAGCGCCGCAGAGCACGGCGACGTGGTGCGCGCGATGGCCGAGACCGAGCACAAGCACGTCGCCTGGCGCGCCCGCGGCCGCCCGCCACGCGCTGTTCTCCGTGCGCATCAGCTGGTCGATCGCGTCAAGGTCCGTAACGTCGAGGCCGCGATAGAGCGCGGCATAATCAGGCGCTGCCCGGCCGATCAGACGCTGCACAGCGCATACCAGGCCCAGGCAGTCGAACGCTTCGGGCCCCGCGCCAAACTCGGCATAGTGCCCGCGTTGCTGCAGCTCTCGCGCCCATGGCGCAAGCGGCGCCGCCGCGTTTGCCGACAGGTCGAAGCTGTCTGCATCAAAGTCGATCAACAGGGTCATGCGGAATCGTAGAGCGCCGGAAACCGATGCGGCGTGAAGCCCTGGTAGGGAAACATCTCGCCATTGTCTTCGCGATACGCGGCCTCGAGCTCGATGGCTTGGCCGTGCGGCCGCTGCGCGACGAGTTCGAGATCGGGCCAGCTGAGTTCGATGTCATGGGGCCAGTCGGCGAGCACGACTTCGATCGTCACTGAGGGAAACGACGTCGCCGTCCGCAGGCGCGCGATGTTTTCAGGGTCGGTGTTATCGACCGTAATGCGGCCGCGGCGGCCGTTTGCGTCCGGCGCATCGCCAGGCGGCGTCACCTTCATCGCCGTGGCGACGAACTCCCGGCCGTTCGAGTTGACGTCCTCGCCGCCCGTGCACCAGCGCACCGGCGCCGGAAAGGCCGCGTGCTCGATCGTGACGAGGAACACCGCGCACTCGGCGGTCTCCTGCGCGAGCGCAGCGGCGATGAAACGGGCGCTTGGCATGGCCTAGGGCGTGTAGCTGGCGATCGATCCGGCGCCGGGCGTCACCCAGCCGGTCGGGTCCATGTTGGCGTAGCGCAGCTGCGCCGCGGCCAGGATATCGAACGTGAACTGCGAGCCGGTGACCGCGCCAACGCGCACCGCGTCGAGCCAGGCCTTCGTCGCCTGCGTCGCGTCGTTGCCGAGCCGCATGACGCCGTCGACGCTCGCCGTATCCACCGGCGCGCGCACTGTCGAGCCAAGCATCCACCGCTGCGCCGATTGAATGTCGTGGATCGTGCGGTCCTGCGCGTACTCATAGACGCCGTTGACCGAGATGACGCGCGCCGCCTCGTGCGCGGTCGATGCGTTGTTCGCGCCGCCGCCAGCCTCGCCATTGTGGCGCGAAACGCAGTCGATCTCCATTGCCGTCGGCGAGGTCGCCTCCGCGATCGGCGATGAGACGCCGTGATAGTTGAAGCCGTCCAGCAGGCCATACTTCGCCTGGCATCGATCGAAGATGCCGCGCGTCGGGCCGTCGACGAGCGAGACGCAGCCGCCGTTCGCAATGCTGTCGCTGCCGCCGCAGAAGCTCGAGAGGCGCGCATAAATCTCGTGCGCGACGCCGACGCCGACGGCGCGCAGCGGCTGGCCGCCGCCGTTGATATGGATGCGGTCCAGCCAAATCTTGCGCGTGGCGGTCGACGCGAGCGACAGCTGCGCCGCCGCTCCGGAGCACACGACGAGGTTCGCATCCGGCGCGCGATCGTCGAACAGGCGCACGAAGAGCTCGCCGGCGGCCGCGTTGTAATAATAGGCGCCGCGGCCGTCCGCCCAGGCCGCGTTGAGCTCGGCCGCCGGGTTGGCCGTGTTCGCGGGACTGTTGACGCGCTTGAGGCCCGTCGCGTCGCCGAAACCGTCGAGCTTGGCGCGATCAAGCAGCACGCGATTGTTGGTCGTGCCGATGCCCGTCGCCTTGTAGATGGCGCCGGAGAACAACGTGAAGCTGATCGTCGCGGCATGGTTCGACCAGACGAACACGTCAGCCGTCGAATAGAAATCGTCCGGTTCGATGATCAGGTTGCAGCTCGGCGTCACGCCATTGAAGTGATCGTCGAGCGTCGAGCCGCCGCTGAAGCGGAAGTAGTGGCCCGGCCGCACGAGCAGCCGCACGACCGCAACCGCGAGCGCGTTCGCTTTCGTGATCGCCGTCGAGAGCGAGCGCACGGCCTGCGCCCGCGAAAGGCCGGTGTTTGCATTGTTGCCGGCCGTGCTATCGACATAGATCGTGCCGTTGACCGCCGGCTTGCTCGCGTCGAAGTCGAAGTTCGTCACGAAGGTCGAAGCCGCGCCGACGCCGAGCCGCGAGATTGTGTAGGGCGGCGTCCACGTGAAGCCGGAAGGCGGCGACACCGGAACGGCCGGCGCACCGCGGAAGATCTCCAGCTGCACGTCGGCGGTCTTCCAGCGCCCGCGATGACCCCACTTGATGGGACCGGCGTACCTGGCCTCGCAATCGCCCCACACCCAGTGGTCGAGGTCGAAGCGGAGCGCCTTGTCGCTCTCGTAGTGCGTCTCCAGCGCGCCAGCGTCGGTATCATTTAGCTTGAACTGGAATGACTCGACGACGCCGACGGCCTTGGAATCGACCCGGCTCTTCGAAGGGCCTGCGTCCATCGAGGTCCGACGCACGCCATCCTTCGAGCCGCCAACCCAGGCGTCGCGCAGCGGCGCGCGAATAAGCGGGAACGCCGTCATCTCAGCCGCGGCGCTTGATGGGCGGGCGCGCGTTGTAGCGCTGCATCACGTTGTCGAACTTGCCCGCGGCCATGTCGGACGCGACCTTGCGCGTCAGCGTGATATCGATGACCGCCTGGCCGTCGGGGCCGATCGCTGCAGCGGCGTTGTGCTCCACGTCAATGCCCGACTCGTTGCGCAGATTGACCGTAATCGCTCCCGCCGCCGCTGCCGGCGCCGGCGCACGTTCGGCGCGGGCCGCGATCGACATCAGCACCTCGAGTCCGCGATAGCTCTCGTGCGGCAAGACTTGCGCGCCTTTCTGCGAGAGCAGCAGGATCTCCGTGCCGCGCTCGGCGACGTCATAGGACATGCCCGGCCAGATCGAGCCGCCCGACCACTTGCCGCCGCCCTTACCGAAAGAGCTGAAGAGCGCCTTGGCGATATCGCCGCCTTTCTCCGCGCCAGCGGCCGCTGCAAACTCCCGCGCAGCCGCCGTAGCCAACTTCATCGCGATCGTGAGCTGACCCGTCGCCAGCGACGCCACGGTCTTCGACGAGCTTTCCTTCACCGTCGCCAGCGTGGACAACGCCATTTTCGCGCCGGCGTCGACCACGGTGGGCGTCAGCTCTTCCGACAGAACGCCCGCCGCCTTTTCGGCGCTTTCTGCGAGCACGTCGCCACCACCGCCGAGCGACGGCCCGCCGCGCACCGAATCTCCGATGCGGCCGAGCACGCGCTGGCCGAACCCCACGATGCCGCCTTCGCCGCGCACGCCGCCGGCGATCAGCTCCTGGATCACGCTGTCGGCGAGGAATTCCATCAGGAAGCGGCCGAAATCTTCGAGGCTGCGAATCTGGCCTTCCCAGATCGCCGCCAGCGTTTGGCCTTCGAGGCTGGCGCGATGCTGCGCCTCGGCGAGCTTGTCGAATTCCTCGCGGATACGTTCGATGCCGCGAGCAAATGCCTCCGTCCCCTCGAACTCGCCGAAGCGCTTTCGAAAATCGCCTTCCTCGCGCCGCATCCGTTCGAACGGCGTCTCCAGGTCCTGCGAGACTCGGAGCCACTCCTGGCTCAACCGATTGCGCTCGACGAGGGCCGCCGCATTCTCACGCGCCGCCTGCGCTGCGTCGTGGTTGGCGATCGCCAGGCGCTGCAGGTTCGCCAGCTCCTCGTCGCTTGAAATGAGCCCGCGCTGACGCGCGTCCTCGAGCGCGCGCAGCTGATCTTCGAGCGCAAGGTAAGACTGCGCTTCGTCCGCGCTCATCTTCGGAAAGCGCTCGCGCACCAAGAGCAACTCCTCGCGCACGCGCGTTTCCTCGCGCAGCCGCTCGACCAATTGCTGAATTGCGTTCGCTTGCGCGTTGGCCGCGGCTGAACCGCCGTTCCCTCCGCCGCCTCCGCCAGGCGGCGCCGTGATGGGAGTGTCGAGCGTCACAAGGCGCCGCGCGGCCTCGTTGAACTCCTGCATGTAGCGTGCGTAACGATCACGCGCCTGCTGCAGGTTCTGCGGCACTGCCGGACCGCCGAGCCCGATCAGCGCTTGCCAGCTCCGCGGGTTCGGAACGCGCGACGGGTCACCGCCAACGACGACTTCATCCCCCCAGCGCTCGCGCAAGAGATTCGCCTGACGAATATAAGTCTCGGCCCGCACCTGCGCTGTCCGGCGCGCGACGCTGTCGGTTTCGCGGAAGAGGTCGAGCAGCGTGCGCAGTTCTCGCGCCGCACCCGCGATGCTCTGGGCCAGCTCGAGAAAAATCGGCGCCAACTCGACGAGGGCCGCCTTGACCTGCAAATCAAGGACGGCCGCCGCCACGGTCCACTCCTCGTGCATTTCGTCGGCGCGCTCGATCAGTTCGCGGTCGAGCACATAGCCGGCGCGCTCGGCTTCCGCGCGCAGACGAGCGAAGCCGGCTTCGCCTGCCTGCACCGTCTCCAGAACTGAGTCGAGGCCGAGCTTCTGCGCGATCGCCATTTGCGCCGCCGCGCTGTCGAGTTCACCGATGCGCGCTATGATGCGCGGCAGCGCCTCTTCGACGCTGCCCATGTTGCGGATTTCATCCTCCGAGAAACCCAGCGACACGAGCGCACCGCGCGCACGCTGGCCCACCTCGGTGTTGAGCTGGCCAAGGCTGCGCGAGAGTGAGGTCAGCGCAGAATCGGCCTGCGCGATATCTCCGCCCGTGGCGAGCACGGCGTAACGGAATTCTTGCACGAAGTCCGTCGACGTTCCGAGCGTCTGGGCCGCATCCGCGATCGAGCCAACATCACGCACCGCGCCACGCGCCGCTGTGCCCAGCGCGTTGAACGCGAGCACTGCTGCGCCTAGGCCCGCCGCGGCCGCCAAGCCGATCGGCCCCATGGAGCTCAGCACGTTGCCAAAGCTGCCGGCATGGCGCGCGGCGCCTTCCATGCCTGTGCGCGCTTCCTTCGCGGCTGTGTCCAGCGCGCGCAGGGCAGGGTGCATAGATTGCGCACCCCGCTTGACGCGATCCGCCATGCGTTCGCCGGCCTCGCCCATCGAGCGGAAAGTACGCTCGACTTGCGTGCCATCGGCCGTGTAACGCGCGACCTGGACCGTGCGGGCCATGTCAGTCGGCTCCGCGCTCGCGTTCGGCCTTGGCCGCGGCGCCTTTGAGCGCGCCTTCCTCGATGGCTTCGAGGCAAGCGAGCACGTCGGCGCGGTCGGCCGCACTGCCGCTCATGTCAAAGCGAGCCATTGCCGCGCTCCAATCGAGACCGGCTAGCCCGCCGCCAAGGCCTGCGTAGCGCCAGACGCCGACGATGGTGGCAATTCGCCAGGCGGCGGCGCCGGCGGCTGATCTTGGGGCATGCTCGTCGAGAGGGCAGCGCTCGCGCTTTCCGTCGATGGCGGCGATACTGAGTCCTCGGGCGCACGCGGCGTCGTCACGCCGGCAGCCGGCGCAGTACTCGAGCCCTCCTGAGAAAGCCCATTGCGCGCGCGCCCGGAGGCGTTTCCCTCGTCGTCCCATGCACGCGTCAGCGCCAGCATGCGCGCCCGGAAGCGCATCTCGAGCGTCTCGCGTTCGAAGAGGGCCGCGAAGAGATCGAAGCTCGGCGCGCACTCGGCGCCGTCTTCCTCTTCGATGCCCTCCACGCGTTCGACCGTGTGCTCGGCCTGCACGACGCTGCGCATCCAGCTCTTGACCAGGAGGCGCAGATGCTCGGAAGCGCGCAGCGCCTCGACGCGGTCGTCGCCGAAGTCCCAGTCTCGACTGGTCGGTTGCGGCTCGGCCGCGATCATCGCATCCATGTCGGCTTCGACGGCTGCGAGGATCTCGGCCTGCGCGAACGCATCGCGCGGCGGCCGCGCCCAGAGGATGACGCCGGCGCCGAGATCGATCGGCTCCAGCTCGCGTGCGCGGCCGCGCTTCGGCCGCTTCGCGCGCTTCTTCGCGGCCGCGGGCGCGGCCCCCGTTTCGTCTGTCATAGGATTATTCGACCCTTACTTGCTGTGTGTGTCAGTAGGAGGCGACGTCGTTCTTCAGCGTCACCACCATCGCCGCTTCGCTGGCGTCCTGCTCGGCGCTGAAGTCGAACGTCACGTCGATCAGGCCGGGCCCCGAAATCGCCATCGGCTTCTTCGCCAGCTTCGCCTTCGGGAAGGCGTACGTAATGAGCCGCGTCGCCGGCGCTGATGGATGCGCGAACTCGACCTCGAGCAAGCCTGACGTGCCGGCGTCTGCGATCGCGATCCAGGTGTTGTCCTGGTAACGCGTCGTCAGCGTGCCGCCGACCACCGTGTCGCCCGGATCGAAAGCGGCGGGATACTCGTCGCCGCCAAGCGGATCGAAGCGCTGCAGGTTGTTGTTGTAGGAAATGTCGGCCGCCATCGCGACGCCGAGCGCCACGCCGGCCCAGCGCACGACCGCGCGGGCCGCCGGCGGGCGCAGCAAAGTGAGCGCCGGAACGATCGTGCCGGTCGGGTCGGCCGAGGCGTTCGCTTCGTCGCGCAGCAGCGTGTCGAGATCGACGATGGGAAAGCCCCCCGCCTTCTGCGCGCGAAGCCGATAGCTATTGCCGGTGAGGCCGCGGATGCGGCGATAGTCGCTGGCCTTGATCTTCTTCGAAATGGCGAGCGAAGGAATCGTGTCCTTCCCCGACTTGAACACATGCGTGAAATTCGGAGTCGTCCCGCTCGTCGTCGGCGCTCCGAAGGTGTTCTTCAGCCACCAGCCGTGCTCGCGCAGGCAGAGCGGCACGCGCAGCGGTCCGCCGCCTTGCGGCAGGGCAGGCGCGGGCTCGAACGGATCGCGTCCGTTCTGCGAGGCGCGGCCTAGCAGGGCGTCGGCTTCGAAGCCGCGCGTTTCGCCTTGCGACAGGTCGTAAGCTGACAGCGTCTGCCAGTTGCCGCTCGACGGGAAGATGGCGAAGTCGGACTGGAATTGCGCCACCAGATTGACCTGGCGGCCGGTCGGATTGACGGGCATGTGGGTTTACCTCCGGTCCGCGTTCAGTCGACGCCGCCGACGCGGCGATCGAATTCGGTTGCGATGCGCGCCTTGTTCGACGCGATCAGCTCCTGGGCCTGCGCTTCGGGCAGCTTCATCACCTTGCCCTTCGGCCGCAGCTCGCCATCGATCTCCGTGTATTCGGTGAGCACAATTGCGGTCGTCGCCGCCTCGGCCGCCGGCGCAGGCGTGTCTTCTTGCGGCGCGGGCGCGCCTTGAGTTTCGTCGGTCATAAGCAGGGTCTCCGTCAGCCCAGCGCCGTCGGCGCGGAATAGAGAAGGGTCAGCGTTGCGGTGACGCCTGCGAAGCGTTCCTCC